GACATAGGCGGAAGAACATATTTAAATTTACTAGATAGACTATTGCCAATTATAGTCGAACAAGGCTATGAAATTAAAATCGAAGATACAAGACAAGTGCATGACTTTAAATTTGAACAAGTTGACAAAGATTCTTATGCACATATCATATGGCCAGAAGGACATCGCCATGCAGGTGAACCAGTTGAGTTCAGAGATTATCAAGTTGAAGCAATTAATAAATATTTAGAATATCCTCAAAGTCTCCAGGAAATATCTACTGGAGCAGGTAAAACAATAATAACGGCAGTGCTATCACACAAAGCAGAAGCATACGGAAGAACGATAGTAATTGTGCCAAGTAAAGACCTTGTAACACAAACGGAAGAAGATTATATAAACTTCGGACTTGATGTAGGTGTGTTCTTCGGAGATAGAAAAGAATATAATAAAACACATACAATTTGTACTTGGCAATCACTTGATGCACTAGATAGAAAGAGTAAAAAGTATGATGCAGATATACCGCTCGATGAGTTCGTAGATAATGTTAATTGTATAATTGTTGACGAAGCACACGGATCCAAAGCAGACGTACTTAAAAAATTACTTAGTACAACATTTGCACATTGTCCACTACGCTGGGGAATGACAGGAACGATACCCGAAGAAGAATTTAATGCGATTGGCTTAATAGTTTCGATAGGACCTGTAGTAAATAAAGTAAGAGCAAAAACATTACAAGATGAGGGTGTATTATCAAACTTACACATTCACATTAATCAATACGTAGACCCACCGTTCGGCTTTAAAGATTTTGCAACTGAGCTAAAATGGCTGACAACCGACCGCAAACGATTAAAAGTAATTGCAAAATTAATCGATGAAGTAGAAGGTAATTCACTCATTCTTGTAAGCAGAATTGAAACAGGACAGATCCTAGAGGAGATGTTACCCGATGCAGTATTTATTAACGGAGCAGTAAAATCCAAAGATAGAAAAGCAGAATACAAAGACGTAAATACAGCAGAAAATAAAACAATAATTGCAACGTTCGGTGTTGCGGCAGTCGGTATTAATATACCACGTATCTTTAATTTGTTTATGTTTGAGCCAGGCAAGAGTTTTGTAAGAGTAATACAATCAATTGGACGTGGAATTAGAACAGCAAAGGATAAAGACTTCGTTGATGTGTATGATCTTTGTTCAAACAGTAAGTATTCTAAACGACATTTAACAGCACGAAAACGCTACTATAGAAGTGCTGAGTATCCACACAAAGTAAATAAGATTAAATACTAATGACGTCACACATAACTGTTAAAAGTTTATATATGGTGTCAGAAGAGTACGTTCGTTTTGTTACTATGGTTATGACACAATTAGATATAGATTGTGTAGTCCATATTGAAAGTATTTCGGGCTTCGACATAGTATTAGATGATATGGAATTAGCATTTAAATTAAAGTTACAAGATTTCGCAAGTGTGTGGCAGGAAACAATCCACGGAGAAGATTCATCAAATTATCAATTTGAAATGCTTGATATGCACACAGCAAAAGAAATAGCAGAACGATTAAAGAAGCGATTAAATATATGAAACATACCGTAGATCTAAAATTATGGAGAGCAGTTGACCACCAGTTAAATATATCGGCAATGCTTGGTGCAATGTATAATATTGATAAAATAACAATAGACGAACACACTGTAATATTAGAATCGTCAAATGAAGATATACAAATATCCCGCCGTGATTCATATGGCAAAGCATTAGCAATGGTATCACAATTAACGGATATGACGACATTTTTAAATGTGGTGGAGAAATCGACTAAAAAAGAGAATGAAGAGGTATTTGTATTTAATAGATTCTCCCATGCAGATGATCCCAATTTAATTATATACCCAATACGAAAATACGAGATGATGAATATAATACCGGAGTACTGTATGAAGTTTTATAAAGACAAATACGATTTTCGTTTTACTCCAGATAATGGATTTCAAAACGCAGAATTAATACTGTATATTGACAAGATGGATGAGTTAATGGAAGACTTGACATTTTTAAGATTGAAAGATGGCGACATAGGTAAAGTGTGTGAATATAAATTAAAGAACATGATACCATTTGAAGAATACGTAGATGACAACATATTTGAAGAGGAAGAAGTATGAATATATTAGTAACAGATGATACAGTGCTTGACAAACTAGAAACAATAGTGTATAATTTAGATTGTGTACCTGAGGAAGTCGATGATGTAAGATATTGCATAATGGATTGCACAGATAAACGGAACATTGACTATTTCTTTGTACCACTAGTATTTTTAGAATCATTCTATGCACCTGCTATGGTATTGACAATAGGCAATTTAAAAGTACAAATGCCACATGATTGGTCAATACTTGCATGTGATGAACATTTTAATGATATTGAAGTTATACCACTTACACAATTAAATGATCGGGGATTTAAAACAGCAGTATATAATCCAATGGCACACATGGTGCCGGAACCAATGGAAGTAGACATTGTAAACGTATACGCAGACGTAAAGTGGTTCTTTCCAAAGTTAAAGCACGGGCATGTATTAGCAGTACCGTTAGAGTATGGAGCGAATCCGAGATGTGCATTCTTTGTAAAAGACGCAAATAAAGTACCTGATCCGATAGACGCAGCACAATTATTTTCATGATGTATCCGTTAACCGAAGGACCAACAAAGACAAATGTTAAGAGGGTGTTTAACAATTTAAGACCAATCAAACCACCTCCACCACCAAAGGCAAAAAAGAATGGCTAAGAAACAGATACCGTTAAAAGATATGAATAGGGGCATAGATCTTCAAGACACGAAATTCTATGAGAACCTGGATGAAGATTTACAAGGTGCATTTAGCCCATGGCTGGTAATGAGATGGGCAAGTAGTGTGGCAAATAAAGACCTAGCACCACACTATTTAACAATGATAAATGACTTCTGTAATAGCAATTTCACAATACTGAGCAAACACCCAAATCTGTTCTGGAAGTTAGCAACAATTGCAGGAGCAGGCAAAGGACAATATCACAAATGGGTACCACCTGGCAAGAAAGCAAAGAAAAGCAAAGTGCAAACATTCTTAGCAGAAATACACCCAACATACAAGTTAGAAGATTTAAAGATGATTGAAAAAGTTAATACAGTTGACGAATTAAAAGCACTTGTAAGAGATTACGGTTACGAAGAAAAAGAAATTAAGGAAATGTTTAAGTAATGGCTGAATGTAAATTCTGTAATAAGACGTTTAAAACGGACAAGACATTAGCAAGTCATATGTGTCCACGTAAACGAAGAATGGCAGAAAAAGATAACTTATCATCTAGACTAGGATTTAGAGTATTCCAGCGATTTTACGAACTTACAACAAAAAGCATAAAAGCAAAAACATTTGATGAGTTTATACGTAGCAGTTATTACACAGATTTTGTTAAGTTCGGACGTTACTTAGGACATAAGGATGCAATCGATACAGAACGCTTCATTGATTTTGTAATTAAGAACGGTGTTAAGTTACGTGACTGGCGTAAAGCATTTGTATATGAAACATTCTTACAAGAGTTAATGAATAAAGAGCCAGTTGAAAGAGCATTAGAACGAACACTAATAGCATTACAAGAATGGGCAACAGATAACGAAACAACATATAACAAGTTTTTCGAATATGTGACAACAACCGAAGCAACACACATTATACGGTCAGGTAGAATTAGTCCGTGGGTGTTATATTTGTCAGAAAGTGCAGGCGAACTAATGGGAAGGATGTCATCTGAACAGGGCGAAATGATCCAATCGATAATTAACCCGAGTGTTTGGCAAGCAAGATTCCACAACAGACAAGATGATGTTAAATTTGTAGTAGATGTATTGGACAAGGCAGGATTATGAGAATAACAACAGATATAGATATTGATGTAGCCAACAGAGATGAAGTTCTCAAAGGACTAAAGCACCGCATTGGCAGAATTGACAGGGAAGGCGAGGAGTATGACAAGCACAACACCGGAGTATACTTCCAAGACATACCTTTTGACCCATTTACTAATCTTGCAACAATAGATCACAAAGACGCAGACGAATTAGGCTACTTTAAAGTTGATTTACTTAATGTACACCTATACAAAGAT